AGTAGCAACTGCTGATTTACCTGCAGCAGCCGATACTGCTGAAGGAACAGTTTATATAATCAATGACAATGGTTCAGGCGATGACGAGTATTGCTTAGTAATTAACACAGGTTCTGCTTGGGTAACTGCAGTAGGCGCCGCATTAAGCTAATTAGGGGGTAACAATGGCTGATATCGTAACAACAACTACGATAGCTGATAACCCTCGTGAGGCTGTGTTCGCTTTTCAATATCAGTATGTCGATACTGGCAATGAAAGTGCAGTTACGAAGATTGATGTATCGTCTTTGGTTAATAACGCCAATGGTGAAACATGCACAGGCGTAAGAATACTTGAGTGTTGGTGGATTGTTGAGGGATTGACAGTAGAAGTGTTAGCTGATGCTACCACAGATGTTATTGTCATGCACTTAGCTGAAAGCCAACAAGGATATCACAACTTTGAAAAGTTTGGAGGACTACCTTCAAGCTCATCATATGGCACAAGCCCAACTGGTGACATTAAGTTCACTACAACTGGGTCTGCTGCTGCGGGTGATGCCTACCAAGTAATCTTAAGGGTAGCTAAAGAGTATTAAGGAGAATAAATATGGCTCAAGTATCTTCAATTAGTAGGGTTGGAACTACTGAGCCATTTTATCTTCAAGTAGCTCGTAATCAAATATCATTTCATAAAAGTAATTTTAAATTTGGTTTTAACGCTGATGTAGATGATTCATTAGAGACAGTATGGGCACAAGGTGGTTTATATTCGTATTTAGCTTCTGCTTCTGTACTTAAAGTATCAAGCTCATCAACTGCAGATACTTCAGCAGGAACTGGTGCTAGAACTGTAGAGCTTTCTGGATTAGACACAAACTATGATGAAATAAGTGAAACAGTTACATTAAATGGGCGTACTGCAGTAAATACAACTAATGAATTTTTAAGAATTAATAGAATGGTCGTTAGGTCTGCAGGAACTGGTGGACAGAATGCTGGCGTTATATATGCAGGAACTGGTACAGTCACAACAGGAGTACCAGCAAACAAGTACGCTACTATAGCTATAGGAGACAATCAGACTGTAATGGCATTATGGACAGTTCCAAGAGGTTATACAGCATACCTATTACAGACAGATATAACTGTAGCTACTACACAAAATAACAAATATTGTACTGTTCACTTGGTATCAAGACCAAATGGCGAAGTGTTTCAAATTAAGGATAAGTTTGTGAAGGCAGAAAGCTCAGTACATCAAGCATACACCATACCCTTAAAGTTCGAAGAGAAAACAGATATTGAAGTAAGAGCCATAGGCGATAGTTCAGGAGCAGACATAGCTATATCTGCTGGTTTAGATTTTATATATATACAAAATGATGGAGCTTAAGTATGGCAACAAGTGGTACAGTTGCATTTAGACCAGATGTAGAAGAAATAATTACTGAATCTTTCGAAAGATGTGGTGTTGATATTCAGGCTAGGACTGGAGATCACGCTATATCTGCAAGAAGAAGTATTAATTTATTATTTTCTGAGTTCGCTAATAGAGGCATAAACTATTGGACTTTATCACAAAACACCTTGCCTTTAGTTAATGGTACTACAAGTTATACACTTCCAGTGGGAACTATAGATATATTAGACGCAGTTATAAGAGATAGTTCTAGTAATACAGATCAAATTATTAATAGGATTACAATCCAAGATTATAATCAGTTGCCTAATAAGGATACCGCAGGAAAACCTAGTCAATATATGATTGACAGACAATACACACCAGTAATTTACTTTTGGTCAGTACCTAATACATCTACATATTCTTTAGTATATTGGGCTATGAACCAATTAGAAGACGTTACATTATCTAATCAAGATGCAGACATACCTTATAGATGGAATGACACTATATGTGCTGGGTTAGCTTCTAAATTGGCTATGAAATATGCACCAGAGAAATTTCAGTTATTAAATGAGATGTATGAAAGGTCTTTTAACTTTGCGGCATCAAGTGACAATGATGGTGTGAGTTTGAGGGTTCAACCAACAGCGTTGAATATGACATAATGGCGAAACTTGCTAGTGGCAAAAAATCTGTAGCGATAAGCGATAGAAGTGGTTTTAAGATTAAATATACTGATCTTAAGACAACTTGGGATGGCTTGCGTGTTGAGCCTAGCGAATGGGAACCGAAACACCCACAATTAACGCCAGCCAAAAATGTAGTAGATGCTACTGCTTTATTTCAACCACGACCAGACAATGATCCTGAAAATGTATCTATATTTTATGGCTATAGTACACAAAATATATTTGCTTCAAGAGTAGAACGCTCACAAAAGGGTGTAGGTATTGTTGGTGTTGGCTCAGTAGGCGTTTTGGACACAATTCGTGCTGACATGAAAGTAGATGCCACTGGTGTGTCTGGAGCTGGGGCAATAGGCGATGCGATAGTTTCTGACAACGAAGATGTAGTTGTAACTGGCGTATCATCTACTGGTGCTATTGGCACAGAAACACTGGACATTGGGGCAGAGCCTACAAGTGTAATTGGTACTGGTGCTATAGGTGACGAAACATTTGACACCCAAACTGGCACATTAACTGGCGTTGCAGGAACAGGTGCAATTGGAACTATAAGTTTATTTATTACAGTAGATGCTAACGTCACTGGCGTAAATGGCACTGGTGCAATTGGTGCAGAAACATCAGAATCAGAGATTAATGAAACTGGTGTCGCTGGTACTGGAGCTACAGAAGCATTTGGTGTAAGTGGTAATGGAAACATTCTATTACAAGTAACTGGTGTAAGTGGTATAGGGGCAACTGGGGCAGTTGGTGAAGAAGTAGGGGTTTCAGAGGCAATAGAGACTGGCATAGCTGGAACAGGAGCAATAGGCACATCAAGTATAACCTTTGATTATTCATCATGGGGAGACGCTACTTGGGGTGATGGAACTTGGGGTGAATAAATGAATTATACAAACTTAGTAACAGACATACAAAATTTTATGGAAGATGATAGTACAGAATTTCAAAATTCTATACCTGACATTATAACGCAAGCAGAGGCAATGATATTTGCTAGATTGCCTAGTTTACCTTGTTACAGACAAAAACAGAGTGGTAGCCTTGTTATTGGCACTGCTGAATATGTAGTAGCTAACGCCAGAATGATAAGGCAAGTATCAGTAACAAAAGCAGATAGTGATGTAATATATCTAAAACATAGATTAGATTCATACTTAAGAGACTATGTACCCAATGCTACTACACAAGGCACACCATTTATGTATGCCACAAAAGACGCTGACACAAATGGTATAACAATATTACTGGGCCCAGTACCTTCAGCAACGCTTGCTTATGAGGTGGATTTCGTGGGTTTAGAAACAGGATTATCTGTTTCCAATGCGAATAATTGGATAGGAGATAATGCAGAGCAAGTTTTATTATCAGCTTGCCTATATGAAAGTTCCTCTTTTCTAAAGGCACCCGATAGTGTAAACTTATATAAAGCACAGTTTGATGAAGCAATAGCTTTATTTCAACAAGAGATGCAACGTAATTATAGAGCAGAATACGAAGGAGGTATTTAAAAAATGGCAATTACACAAGCAATGTGTACAAGCTTTAAGGCAGATGTTTTAAACAAAGAACAGGATCTTGAAGCTGATACACTAAAAATAGCACTTTACACAAGTTCTGCCACATTAGGTGCGACTACAACTGCATACACAACAACAAATGAAATATCAGGAACTGGATACACAGCAGGAGGTGTTACACTAACATCAACAACAGTAGCAACCACTGGCACAACTGCATACTTTGATGCAGATGACCCAGAATGGACTAGTGCAAGTTTTACTGCTAGAGGTGCTTTAATATACAATAGTACTAATGGCGACAAAGCTATAGCAGTACTAGACTTTGGTGGTGACTTCACTGTATCAAGTGGTACATTTAGAATTGTATTCCCAGCAGCAGGAGCGGCGGCAATTATAAGGATAGACTAAAATGGCAAGTACATACGTTAATGATCTTAGACTTAATGAAATGGCTACTGGCGATGCCAGTGGTACATGGGGCACAATAACTAACACTAACTTAGAGCTTATAGGAGAGGCTTTAGGTTATGGAACGCAAGATTGCTTTACTTCAGACGCTGACGCCACAACCACAGTTGCAGATGGTGCTACAGACCCAGCAAGAGCAATTTACTTTAAAGTCACCTCGTCAGCAACGTTAACCGCAACAAGAACATTAACGATTGCCCCTAATACAGTATCAAGGCTTCAGTTTATAGAAAACGCTACAACTGGCAGCCAGTCCATAAATATATCTCAAGGTAGTGGAGCAAATGTAACTATTGGTAGTGGTGAGACTAAGGCAGTATATCTTGATGGTGCTGGCAGTGGAGCAACAGTAATTGATGCTTTTGCCACATTTCATTCAGGTAACTTCAAAGTAACAGGAAATCTTACAGTAGATGGTGGCACAATCAAACTAGATGGTAATTATCCAACTGGAACTGATAACGTAGCTTTGGGTAATACTGCTTTAGATGATGGTTCATTATCTGGTAGTTATAACACTGCGATTGGTGCAAATTCATTAACAGCAAATACTTCTGGTGGTTTAAATACAGCAGTGGGAACTAATACTCTTAATGCAAATACTACTGGTGCAGAAAATGTGGCTCTTGGATACAATGCTTTAAGTGCAGATGTAAAAGGAAATAACAGTATTGCTATTGGCTCAAAAGCCTTACAATCACAAAGTTTTTCTGGAGCAACAGATGCTCACAATACAGCAGTTGGGCATAATGCAGGTAAGTCAATAACAACAGGAACTGTCAACACTTTAATTGGTGGTCTGGCAGGGGATGCTTTAACTACAGGTGGTTCAAATGTGGCAGTAGGTAAGGATGCTTTGAGTTCTGAAACTGGAGGTACTGCAAACGTAGCAATTGGAAAAAGTGCATTGGGTAATCAAAATGCGAATACAGTTGCATACAATACAGCAGTTGGGCATGAAGTAGGCAATAATATGACTACAGGAACTAAAAACACCTTTATTGGTGGTCTTGCAGGATATGCAAACACTACAGCAAGTGGAAATGTTGCCGTTGGATACCAAGCATTACAAGATAATACAACTGGTAATACCTTGACTGCTGTTGGATATAATGCACTTGCAGACAACACTACTGGAACTAACAGTACGGCATTGGGTTACTTTGCTTTAAGGGCAAATACAACTGGTACTGATAATACTGGTATAGGTAAGCAAGCATTAAGGTATAATACTGGCTCATCTAATACTGCTGTTGGTTCTGAAGCACTCTTTAACAACACCACAGCATCTCAAAATACAGCAATTGGCTATCAGTCTATGTTAGCTAATAGCACTGGTGTTGAAATGGTGGCTGTAGGTTATGAGTCTTTATACTCAAATACAACTGCTCATACCAATCATGCTTTTGGATATAGAGCTTTAAAATCTAATACTACAGGAGCAAATAATGTTGCTGTTGGACACTCCGCTTTAACTGCAAACACCACAGCAAATAACAACACAGCAGTTGGAAGAAATGCTTTATATTCAAATGCTACAGGGGTAGAAAATGTAGCTGTTGGTGAAAATACTTTATACACTAACACTGGATCATATAATACAGCAGTTGGTAGACAGTCCTTGTATTTTAACACTGGTTCTTCCAATGTTGCTGTGGGAATGAATGCTCTTGTAAACAACAGCACAGCATCAGACAATACAGCAGTTGGGTATCTAGCAGGGTATAGCAATACTACAGGTGAAAAAAATACAGTTTTAGGTTATCAGGCGTTAAGAACTAACACGACAGGTGACAGAACAGTAGCCATTGGACATTCTGCTTTGTATACACAAAACTTTACTGGTGGTGATATCAGTTACAACACCGCTGTTGGTTTTGAGTCTATGTACAATCTTAGTACTGGTACAAGTAATACGGCATTAGGCTATCAAGCAGGAAATGGAATAACCACTGGTGATTTCAATGTTGCAATAGGTCGTAATACCTTAAATGCAAGCACCACAGCAACTTACAACACAGCAGTTGGATATCAAGCAATAAAAACAAACACCACTGGTCAATACAATGTGGCTTTGGGTGGTGATGCTTTAATCTCAAATACAACTGCATCACAGAATACAGCTATTGGAACGGCTTCACTTTATGCTAATACTACAGGTGCAAACAATACTGCATTGGGTATGAACTCACTACGAAGCAACACTACAGCATCTAACAACACAGCAGTGGGTCAGGAGGCAGGGTATAGTAATACGACTGGTACGTCTAATGTAGCACTTGGATATCGTGCTCTAAGGAGTAATACGACAGGCGAGAATAATAATGCTGTTGGTTTTGAAACAATGTACCACAATTCAACAGGTTCAAGAAATACAGCATTAGGTAATGCAGCTTTAATTGCAAACACGACAGGTATACAAAATGTAGCCCTTGGGCAAAGCCTTACTAGAAACACAACTGCACAAGATAATATTGGTTTAGGTTATCTTGCAGGGAGAGGAACTACTACAGGAAGTTATAATATTGCAATAGGAACTCTTGCTCTTGGAAGTGCTTCTGCTACTACGTCACAGGGTAACGTTGCTGTTGGCTACTACGCATTAAATGTAAATTCTGGAAATAGTAATGTTGCAATAGGAAAACAAGCATTAGGTTCTGATACTGCTGGCTCAAATAATATTGCAATAGGTGAAAATGCTTTACTAACTCAAAACTTTGCTGGGGGTACAAATTCTTACAATATAGGTATTGGTAGTGATGCAGGTAAAGACATTACCGATGGTCAAAGAAATGTACTAATTGGTGGAATTGCAGGTGATGCAATAACTGATGCAGATGATGTTATAGCTATTGGTTACAGAGCTTGTGGTGGAAATGCAAGTTCAGCAACAACAGGACATGATAATGTTGTCATAGGTTCAGACGCAGGTAGAGAACTACTTGCAGGTGCTGCAAACACTTTAATTGGTAGGAAGGCAGGAGAGTCATTAACTAGTGGTGGTAACAACACACTTGTTGGCTCAAAGGCAGGTGAAGGGTCATCAGGAACTGCAATTACTACTGGAGCAGGTAATGTTTTTATTGGTAGACACTGTGATGGAAACGCTTCAGATACTTCTTACAGTATTGTTATTGGGTATAGTTCAGTCTCTAAAGGTTCATCAACTGGCTTTATAAGTCCTAATGATGGTGCAGTTTATCAAGGTAATAACTCATCAAGTTGGTCTACAACTTCTGATAGAAGACTTAAAAAGAATATTACTGATAGCACTGTAGGTCTTGCTGAAATTAATCAACTACAAATTCGTAACTTTGAATATCGTACTGCTAATGAGCTTGATGCAGACGATGGACTTGCATCTACAGATGTAATTAATAAAACAGGTACACAAGTTGGTGTTATTGCTCAAGAGATACAAGCTGTGTTACCTAAAACTGTAACAACCGAAAGTACAGGAGTTTTAGCAGTAAACCCTGATAACTTGACATGGCATCTTGTCAAAGCAGTGCAAGAACTGTCAGCAAAGAACGATGCACTTGAAGCAAGAATAACAACATTAGAAGGAGAATAAAAATGGCAGGCGAAAAAACAACAGAAGAAATAGCACAAGACTACACAGCTATGGGTCACTCAGTAGACCTTATCAATGCTATCATTGCAGGTGATGCAATGGCAGATGATGAAGCTGAAGACAAACAAGACTGTGTTGATAGGAACGTAGCACACTTAGAGATTATGGTGGCTAAAGACTATTGGACAGATGAAAATATGACAGCAGTTAACTCTGCAATCACAGCAGGGAAGGCTTATTCAGCATGAGTGAGAATGTAATTACTATTGATAACAAAGAGTACAACCCAGAGGACTTGTCTGCACAACAAATTAGATGGGTACAAAAACTACAATCATATGCAATAAAACAAGATGAGCTTCGAGAAACTAGTGAAGAAATTTCAGTTTTGCAAACTCAATATCTAGGAAAATTAAGATCATCATTGGAAAAAAATGATGACGAGGAGCAAGGGGAAAAGGCTGGTTAATGGTTAAGACTAATGAAGTAAAAGCCCAACTAGATACTCACGAAGCGGTTTGTGCAGAACGATGGAAAGAAACTATTCTGCGTATTAAAAGAATAGAAAGTATAATGATTGGCGTAGCAGGAACATTAATGATTTTTATGGCAACGATAATATATAAAATGTAATGAAAACGCTGGAAAAAAACAGTAAATACGAAGAATACGACCAAGATGGAGATGGCATAGTAACTGACGAAGAGTTATCTCATGTCAAGGAAATTAAAAAAACTGAAGATGAATTAAGAAAACATTTAGCCCAATTAAGGATGGCTAGATACACACTGGTCTCTATGGGTTTATTTACTGTTGCGATGTTTTTTGTTGATATAGAAAGAGTTAAGGCGTTGAGTGATATTTCAAACCTATTTTATTTATCAGGTGCTGGAATAGTTGGGGCATATATGGGTACTACTGCATGGATGTCTAGAAAGTGACTGCGTTCATGCTAGTCTGCTATTTGGGGGCTACAATGGAATTTATATACTTTAAAAACATAAATGACTGTTTGTCCTATAAAAATCTATTACATAATCAAATTATAAAAAAAAATGATAAAGAACAAGTTTACCAATGCATGTGTAAATTGGTAGCTAATGTAGATACAAATAAAATAAGGGTGTACTAATGCTGACTGCTTTAATCGGGCCAGTATCTAATTTACTTGGCAAATTCATAGAAGACAAAGACATGAAGAATAAGTTGGCACATGAGGTGGCAACAATGGCTGAGAATCATGCACAAGAGTTAGCTAAAGGTCAGCTTGAGATTAACAAAGCAGAAGCTCAGCATAAATCAATCTTTGTTGCAGGCTGGAGACCCTTTATTGGCTGGACATGTGGCATCGCTTTATGTTGGCATTTCGTATTAGCACCTGTTACAATATTCTTATGTGCTTATTTAGGCGTAACTATACCAGAACTCCCTACATTTGATATGGGTTCGCTTATGACTGTTTTAATGGGAATGCTAGGTCTTGGTGGTCTTAGAACATATGAGAAGCAGAAGGGTTTGACGAAATGATGTGGAATTGGTTGCGTTTATCTACTTTCTTCAATAAAATTGGTAATTATTTCTATTATAAACATGTTGAATGTTTAAGGCGTAAACAAGGAAGATAAATGGATATCGAAGTTTTAAAACAACAACTTATAGAAGACGAAGGATGTAAGTATGAAATTTACTTAGACCACTTAGGCTATAAGACGTTTGGTATTGGTCATTTATGCAGAGCTAAAGATCCAGAAAATGATATGGAAGTGGGAACTGAGGTATCAAAAGAAAGAGTAGACGAATGTTTTGCTGAAGATATAGAAAAGGTTATAGAAGACTGCACAATACTATATGACAATTTTTATGAACTTCCAGAAGAAGCACAATTAATCATTGCCAATATGATGTTTAATCTAGGTCGCCCTCGTTTGAGTGCATTTAGAAAAATGAAGGCGGCAGTGGATGACCATAATTGGATAGAAGCTGCTATACAAATGGAAGATAGTAAATGGGCAAAGCAAGTTCCTAATAGAGCTAATAGACTTTGTGAAAGAATGAGAAATATAGGGTTTGTTACATAATGCCTTTACAATTGATGCAAATTAAACCAGGTATAGTAAAGGATATTACACAGTATTCTGCAGGCAAGAACGGGCCGTATTGGATAGATGGTAACCTTGTAAGATTTAAAAATGGATACGCAGAAAAAATAGGTGGTTGGGAAAAGGAAGCTTATACTGCAGTAAATGAAGCAGGTGATGTCACCACTATAGAAACTACAATTCAAGGCATTGCAAGGAATATGGTGTATTGGAGGGCTATATCAGATGGTGAAGATAGAATAGCTATAGGTACACACAATCACTTATATATACTAGTCAACACATCACTTTATGATATTACACCACTAAGAAAAACAACAGAGAACCTCACTAACCCATTATCTACTACAAGTGAAAGCACAACAGTAACAATAACAGATAACAGTCATGGTGCTAGTGACAAAGACTTTATAGTTATAAATTCTGCAACTGCTACTGGTGGTATTTCTGCAGATACTTTTAATAGAGTTGAGGGCTTCCAAATAACATATATAGATGCAAATTCTTATAGCATTGAAGTGCCAACCGCAGCGACAAGCACTGCAACTGGTGGTGGTACAACTATAGATATAAAGTATTTGATAGGAATAGCAGAAGGTTTAGGTCAGCAATCAGCAGACCCTGCACTTGGTTGGGGTGCTGGTGGTTGGGGAAAGGAAGCTTGGGGCACACCTAGAACAGTAACAGAAAGTGATGTTAAATTAGAGAACTCACAATGGAGTTTAAACTTATGGGGTGAAGACCTTATTGCAACTGTAAGAGGTGGAGCTATTTATTATTGGGATACTTCAGTAGGAGAAACAACAAGGGCATCTCTAGTATCTGCTGAAGCAGGAGCAACTAGTGTGCCAACGACTACAAGAGTGTCGATTATATCTTTTCCAGATAGACATTTATTAGCTTTAGGCTCTGACCCAATAGGTAGTAGTGGTAACATAGACCCAATGCTAGTAAGGTGGTCAAATCAAGAAAACTTTGTAGAGTGGCAACCTACTGTAACAAATACTGCTGGTGACCAAAGGCTAGAGGTAGGAACTAAGATAGTTGGTGCAATTAGTGCTAAAGACGAAACATTTATAGCTACTGACGAAGCTGCTTATGGTATGAGTTTTATTGGTCCGCCATTTGTGTTTTCATTTAGATTGTTGGCAACCAATTGTGGTGCTGGTGCAAAAAATGGTATTATGTCAGTAGACAATACTGTTTATTGGATGGGTAAATCTAGTTTCTTTATTTATGATGGTATTGTAAAAGACTTGCCATGCCCAGTTCAATATTTTGTTTTTAATAGAATGCAAATTAATTATATAGATAAAACAAGAGTAGGGCATAATAAAAAATATAATGAAATAACTTGGTTTTATGTAAGCAACGATAATTCAAGAGGTACTGATAACCCAGAGCCTGATAGTTATGTTACATATAATTATCAAGAATTAGCGTGGACTGTAGGCACATTAAACAGAACAGTATGGTCAGATGCTTTGGGGGCAAGAACAGTACCATTTGCTTTTGACGAAAATGGAATACTTTATAATCATGAAACTGGAACAAGCGACAATGGTTCTGCAATGAATAGCTTTGTAGAAAGTTCTGCTATGGAAATATCTCAAGGTGGAGATAATACATTTTTAGTTGATAAAATTATACCAGATTTAACTGCAACTGACGATACAAGTTTAGCCATTACGCTAAAAACTAGGAAATATCCTAATGCACCTGACATTACAAAAGGCACTTTTACTGTTACTAATCAAACACAAAAAGTAAGTACAAGAGCAAAGGCAAGGCAAATGACTATGAAAATAGAAAGCACTGGCACTGAAGATGAATGGCAATTAGGTGATTTTAGAATTAACACTAGACAGGATGGGTTTAGATGAGCCAAACAGCACCAGCAAATATTAGTATCAGAATGCCCACCCCAACTGGAACATATTCGATTACTTGGGCAAACTCTTTAGTTTCTGCAATTGAATTACAGACAAAAAGTGCAATACTCTCGCAAAATACATCAAGCAAAACCACGCAAGAAATATCAGAAGCAGTGAGTTGGTTTAATGGCTAATAATTATAAAAATGCATTATTAGACGTAACAACAACTGATGCAACAACTTTATACACTACGCCAACTGCAACAAGTGCAATTTTTAGAAGTATTTTAGTGTCTGATGATAGTGGAAGTGGCGATACTATAACTTTAACCTTAACAAATGGTGCTAATGTGTTTAGTATATACAAAACGAAAACTGTTGGTGCAAATGGAACAGAAGAATTGTTAACGCAACCTTTGGTGTTAGAAGAGGATCAAATTCTTAAGGTAACTGCGGCAACCGCAAATAGATTGCATGTTGTGGGTAGTTTGCTAGAGATTACATAGGAGCTTATAATGGCAGAACCACAATATGACGCATTTGGAAATTTACTAACATTAGATAGTGAGCTTGACAAGCCATCCACATATAACATTTACCAAACCAAAGCTTATAATACAGGGCAAGGTGCTAATCTTCAAAATGTTTATGGCATTCAAGGTGGTATACCCATGTTTGAGTTTGTCAGACAAATAAAAGTAGGTGAGCGTACATATGACCCCACAAGAGAAGAAGATAGACGATACAAAGATATGTATGACCAATATCAACAACAGAACCCACAAGCACCTACATGGGGTCAAGTAATAGGCGAAACAGCTATGGGTACAGCACCAGTAGTTGGATCAGCAGTTGGCGAAGCACTTGTGAACCCAGGTGGTTACTATCAAGGCGATGCATTAAGCAGAGCAGGACAAGGAGCTATGGACACTTTCTCACCAAGCCCTAGACAAATGGTAAACCAAGCCTACCAAACCTTTGACCCAGCACTTTATGTCAATGAATCAGGGGCGTTAATGGGAAGTAACCAAGTTATGATCCCAGAATTAGCAAGTGCAGACATTGCTAAAGCAACAGGCAACACTGAACTTTATAAAGAATTGGGTGACCCTGAGGTTTTTAGTTATAAAGAAAAAGGATTGCTTTTTGACACACCAAAAAAAGCAAACGTATACGATGCAGGAAAACTTGCAGAAAAAGGCTATGGATTTAATCCTGATGGGCAACTAGCTCCTATAGATGCGTTTAATGAACCTGTGGGTTTCCTTGATAGTTCTCAAAATGTATCAAATACATTTGCGACAAATCCCCAAGACTATGCTAAAAGTTTTGGTGAGCCTGTTACGTCTGCTTCTGCAGTAACCTCCGCAAGCCCTTCACCTAGTGGTGGATTTACTGGTTATGCTGAAGGTGTTGGAGATAAGCTTAATCCCTTTAGTGAGGCTGGACAAACAAACTTTGGCGCCGCTGGAACTGCTGGATTATTTTCTGCAGCAACAACATTAGTTTTGACTGGTGATGTAGAGAAAGCAGCAAAGACTGGCATTGGTACAACAATAGGGCAATCGATAGGAACTGCCATATTACCAGGAGTTGGCACAGTTATTGGTGGCATGATTGGTGGTGCGTTAGGTGGTCGAGTAATATGTAATGAACTAAATAAACAAGGTTTAATTACACGAAAAGAACTAATTAACGACTACAAGTTTACAAGAGATTATCTATCTACAAAACATGTCAATGGCTATCATATGTGGGCACTATGGATGGTCAAACAAATGAGAAAAGGTAAATATGTAAAATTTTGGACACATGTGGTAAAACATCGTGCAAACGAAATAGCTTACATATATGGCGAAAGAAAGAAACCAGATTATCTTGGAAAACTTTATAGAAAAATCTTTGAGCCAGTTTGTTGGACTTTGGGCTTATTTTGTAAAGAAACAGATTGGTCAGTATTATACAAAACAAAGGAGATTTAATTATGGCTGAAGATATGAAAATGATGGGCGAAAGAATGCCTATGGAAGCTCAAATGGGTATTAGAGAAAGAATGCCTGCAAATCCACAGCTAGACATGGGTCTGCCACAAGAGGCAAATGAAGTGATAATGCGACCAAGTGAAGGCATTAAGAATGCATTATTCATGAGGCTAAGTAATATGACTCCAGAAGAGTTACAAATGTTAGACAGAGCAATTACGCCAGAGGTTGCTAGTGTTTTGGTTAAGTTGTTGCCAGAGATGCAACAGTTAATTGAAATGGTAGAGCAAAGTGGTGCTGGTGATGCAATGGAAGAAGATCAGATGGGATTAGGCGATATGCCTAAAGACATGGGTGCATTAGGCAACATGTAATGCAAGTAAGAAGGGCTGATGCTATAGATATATCGGCTCTGTTTGCTATGTTAAAAGAAATGCATAGTAATACTGAATTAGATGTAGCACCTATAGACGATTATAAGTTGTTGAGTAAAATCAATGAAGTAGTACATAAAGGTTTAGTTTTGGTAAGTGTAAAAAATAATATAATTACTGGATCAATAGCTGGTATGACTACCTCAGATTGGTGGTCTTCTGAGCCTTTTGTGTCAGATATTTGGTTTTATGTTTCGCCATCACATAGGAAGTCTAGATCAGCTATTATGTTAATAAAGGCATTTATCAAAATTGCTAAAGATGCTAAACTAAAATTGAGATTAGGTCATATTTATTCTGGTGACATAAATCGCAAGGATAAATTTTATGAGAAACTAGGGCTAGTTAAAGCTGGCTCTACATATGTGGAGAAGTAAATATGGGTGGATTTTGCACTACAAATGTTGACCCACTTCCAGATTATAGTGAAGTTGTAACGGATACACAATTACCAGGTTGGGTATCTGAGGGTGGTAAAAGGCTTTTCGAAAGTGCTTCTTCTCTAGCTAGATCAGATTACCCAGTATATACAGACCCAAGAATAGCATCTTATGGTGGCTCTAAATTAACACCAGATGAGCAAAGAGCACAACAACTACTAAGAGATGGTGCAACAGACTATCAAAAATACATAGACGATGCTTCTGCAATGGCTGGAAGATTAGGTGGTGGTTTTCAAGGTATGTCAACAAGTCAACTGATTGGTGATCCCTATCGTGGTGCTTCTAGACAAGAGTTGATTGGTCAAGCGTTACCAGCATATCAAGGAGCTAGTCGCCAAGATTTGTTAGGTGATTATACTGGTGCTACTAGAGAAGAATTAGTAGGCGAAAGCATGTCACCATTTACAATGGAAACCGCACAACCATTTTTAGACATATATCAAGGTGCACAAGATGCCTCAGTGGCAGAGCTACAAAGACAAACAGCACGAGCAAACGCTAGGAACAGAGCGACTGCAGCAAGGTCTGGGGCTTTTGGTGGCTCTAGATTGGGCATACAAGAAGCATTAACACAAAGTGAAGGAGCAAGAGGTGCGGCTGATTTAAGGGCACAGGCAGCAGCACAAGGTCTTCAGTTTGCGGCAGGAAGATATGACCAAGACAGAGCACAAGCAGAGCGTGATAGGTCAGCAAGGTTTGGGGCAGAAAATTTATTAAGAGGTCAATTCTCAGAAGATAGGCAAGCACGATTTGGTGCTGAAGATGTTATGAGAGGTCGTTATGAACAAGACAGAGCACAGGCTGAGAGAGACAGAAGTGCACGTTTTGGTGCAGAAGACGTTATGCGAGGCAGATATGACGCAGAAAGGCAAGCTAGATTTGGAGCACAAGACGCAGCAAGATCAGCATTTGAAACAGAAGAAGCAAGTAGATTAAGAGCTACAGAAGCTTTGCAAGGTTTTGCACCCTTGACACAAGCCCTAAGAGATCAAGCAGCTTCAGGTCTATTTACCTCTGGGCAAGCACAAAGAGAGCTAGACCAAAGAGCTTTAGACATGGCTTACGCTGACTATGTTGAGCAAAGAGAATACCCATATCAACAAATTAACTATGCATTGGGCGTACTGCAAGGAACACCTTACGACACAAGAAATATTAGTCTTTCTCAAGGGCAACAGTTCATTCAGTCACCAAGTATATATGGACAGACAATTGGTGGATTGGGTGCGTTAGGAAGTGCATACTTTATGTCAAGAAATAGAGCAGGTGGATAAGTATGGC